AAATACGAAAAGTTTCCGACGTGACCAAATCTGTGCTCACGGTTGTCCCTATACAATATATTATATAGGTATATTTTTGCAGTAGATAAATAACCCGAACAATGGAAAAAGTAGATAAAAGAAAATTCTGGCTCGGCACAGTGATGGCCATCGCCGGTGTCGCCATGCTCTTCACAGCCCTCTTCATCCCGCCCCAAGGCGAAATCTCAGGCAGCGCTCTCGGCGCAGCCGGTGAAATATTCCTCGTGGCGGGTTCACTTTTAGGCTTGGACAGTTACTTCGACTTCAAGCTCAAACGATACATCGGACGCAATGGAGAAGCAAAGTAACTGCTGGCTGCTGGAGAGCAACCGCCCGAAGCACCTCATCGGTGGCTTCATCCTCGGCCTCACGCTCACCTTCCTCTGTGCCCTCGGCTGTGCCGGTGGCATGGAGTTCAAGGATAGACAGTGGGGCGGTCAGTGGGACTGGCTCGACTTCGCGGCCACCCTCATCGGCGGCATCCTCGGCCAAGCCGTTCAACTGTTAATCATCTGGCTAATCATCAAGTAACATGGAAATATTATTCAACAAGGAGGGCGACCCTCTGCTGTTCTGCGGAAAAGGTGTTGTCGGCGCCAGCAAGGCGACCAACCCACCGGCAGAGACACCCAAAGAGAAATTCACCGTACACGGGAAAGAGTTCGTCAGCTGGGGCCCGGGTAACAACTACCCCGACGAGGCTGTCCGCACCATCGGCAGTACGGGCGTACTCTCCACCGGCATCGGCTTCAAGGCCCGCACCTCGTTCGGTCAGGGCGTGGTGCCGATGGACGTGGTAGGCTACGACGAGAACGGCGAGGTGCTGCGCGTCTGCCAAAACAAGGAGGTGCAGAAGTATTTCCGCAGCAAGCCGTTCATCGACTACATGAGCGAAGCCTTCCGCGACATTTTCAAGTTCGGCAACTGCTTCCCCATCCTCTTCTTCAATCAGGATGGCAGCAAGATTGTCAGCCTCCAAATCCTCAACGCCCGCCATTGCCGCGTGAGCAAGGATAAAAAGTACCTGCTGTACTTCCCCGACTTCGACGAGCGGCAGCCTACCGACAAAGACAGCACGGTCTACCCCATGCTCGACGAGCACGACCCATTCCTCGACCTCCAGACGCGCAAGGTACTCGGCAAGCTCAACGGACAGCCGATTGCCTTCCCGCGCATCAAGAACTACTACAGCAACAACGACTACTACGGCATCCCCGATTGGGACGCCGCCATGCGCTCCGGCTGGATCGACATCGCCAACAAGATACCCAAGTTCCTCTCCAAGAGCTACGCCAACGCCATGAGCCTCATGTGGCACATCAAGATTCCGCAGTCGTACTGGAAAGAGAAGTTTCCCGTGGGCGACTACAAGGATAAGAACGAGCGCACAAAGGCCATCGAGAAGTGGATGGACGACATGGAGAAGAACGTCTGCGGCGAGGAGAACGTCAGCAAGGCTTTCATCTCGTCCTACGAGACCGGAGTCAACGGCAAGGGTATGGGCTGGGAGTTCGACCGCCTGGAGAATGAGATTGACGCCAAGGAACGTCTCTCCACTTCTGCGGCCGCAAACAGTGAGATACTCTTCTCGCTGATGATTAACCCCAGCGTCTTCGGTGCAGGTATGCCCGGAGGAGCCTACGCTGGCAATGCCGGCAGCGGCAGCGACATCCGCGAGAGTTTCCTCGTGTCGGTGCTCACCACCTACATCGAGAAGCAGCAGGTTCTCTTCCCCATCCAGATGATGCTCGAGTACAACGACCACGGCGACAACCTCGTGCTGAAGTATAAAGAGACCATATTAACCACCCTTAACACGGGCCAAGCAAAAGAGGAGATTACGACATGATAGCACCCAAGTTTTTCAAAGAAGCGAACAACACCGGCGCCGCCGAGTTCAAACAGTGCATCCCTGTGGGTGTGCAGACCTCGTTCGTGACCATGGCTCCAGCCATCGCCACTGCTGAGAGTCTGTACCTGTTACCCTACCTCGGCAAAGCGCTCTTCGACAAAGCGGCAGACTATTACGCCTCTCACCAGGAGGCCGACGCCGTGATGGACGAGCTTATCAACTATATTCAGATGACCGTGGTACGCATGGCCTTCTGGGACAGCTTCGACCAACTCCAGTCCTTTATGACCGACAACGGAATGGCCGACAACCAGGAGAGCGAACACCGCCTCTACCGCTACCAGAGCGACGCCCTGCGTAACAGTCTCCATCGGCAAGGCTACGAGTGGCTCAACAAGACGTTGGAGTTCTGTACCGAGAATGCGGGAACCCTCACGGAGTTCGCACAATCTCAATACTACACGGAGCGCAAAGACAGCGTGATAAAGGGAATGGCCGACTATGAGCAGCACATATCCCTTAACCACGACTTCACCGTCTTTGCCAAGCTGCGCGAGTGGATCGACAACGCCGAGACGATGGAACTGCCCTTCCGAATCGGAGAGTCGTTGTATACCGCCGTCCATGCCACCACACTCAACGACAAATACAAACCCCTGATGCGCGGCATTAGTGGGTTTGTAGCGCACTGGAGCATGGCCGATGCAGCACCCTTCCTCAACCTGCAGCCTACGTCCAACGGTCTCGTGGTGGTAGGTGAGAAGAGCAACGACGGCGCCAGCCAGCGACAGGCTCCCGCCGACCAAGTGGCCGCTTTCTCCAAAACCCACCGCGACGCAGCCGAACGCTATATCGGGCAGGTCGTCACCTACTGCAAAGCGCACAGCGACACCTTCCCCGAAATCCTCGACATAGGGAAGGAGCCTTCCACAGAGCACGGTGCCGACCTCATCAATAACGACGGACGCAAAACCTTCCTTGTGTTATGAACAACTTCCTTATAGATTATAAGACCTACATGGGTACCCTCGCGGCACAGCACCGCGAGCTTCTCGACCGCCCGGAGGAGCGACACTATTTCTTCGGCGAGTTACCCGACTTCTTCGCCAACCTGCGCTCCAACGTCCACTTCCCTGCCCTCATCGCAGAGGGTAGCGAGGTGGAGTATACCGGCAACAAAGGCAACGTCAGCAAACGCCGCACCACCTCCTTCTCGGTGGTCGACAGCTACGACCAGCCGGGCGACGTTGCCGAGATGGTGCTCAAGGTCTCCAACTGCGAGAAGATAGGCGAGCAGATACTTGGCCGCATGATTGCCGACCCCGACAGCGAGAAGCCTTTCCGCACCATCGACATCGAGAGCGTCACGGGCGAGTACAACGCCAATGAAGCCAACAAGTACGTCGGCTATCGCATCACACTCACCCTCGTCGAAAGCGGACTGTGCATCAACGTACCCAGCGCATGGATAGAGCCGGAACCCGAACCAGAACCGACGCCCGACCCAGAGCCTGAACCCGAACCTACCCCCGAACCAGACAACCAAGAAGAAAATGCAGAAGATTGACTTTAAAGTCGCAGGCAAGATGTACAGCTACAAGGTGCCTGAGAATTGGAACGAGGTAACGCCGGAACAATTCATCATCTATGCCGGTGCAGCCGCCACCAAAGCCTCACTCGACATCGAAGATGTGCGCCGCATCATTGGTCTCGACGACCCCGTGACCGTCAGCCTCACCATTTCCCAATGGTGGATGCTCAAGCAGCAGCTCGTATGGATGGAAGACCTCGAAGGCTACACCTGCGGACTGGTGGACGAGGTGACGCTGCCCGACGGGACCAAGTGCATGGGCTTCAGCGACGACTTCTCGGATGTCACCTGGCAGGAGTGGATGATTGCCGACGCACAGGCCAACGCCGGACATTGGGATATCTTCGCCGCTGTCATGTACCGCCCACAGAAGCCCGATTGGGACCACAAGAGCGACCCCAAGGTCGACTTCTCTCAGTGGGACTGCGACAGTCGTCTTCCTCAGTTCCAGCAGTTGCCCGCCGACGTGATGGCCGCAGTGGCTCTCAACTACAAGCTCATGCGCCGAATCCTCACAAAGAAGTACCGCCGACTGTTCAACTACGGTGCCAAACCCAAGGAGGGCGAGCCGCAGACCGGCGGCGACCTCCACACCCTCATCTGCAACGTCATGGGCGACAACTTCTACGAGGAGGAGAAATATCTGCATCTCGCCGTTCCTTCGGTCCTATTCCAGCTCGACCGCATGGTCCGCGAGGAAAAGGAAAGGAGGAAGCATGCCAAACAATAATCAGATTATGCTTGTGGCCACCGGATACTACCCCGACGTGGCCGACTACCTTTTCAGTCCCGACTGGGAGCGCGACCGTCCCGGCTTCATCGTCGACCGCGAGGGCACTATCCACGGCGGCCAGGGCGACAACCACGTCATCGCATTGGAGAACGTCGGAGAGGTGCGCAAGCACAACGGCCAATGGGTGCCGGTGTCGCATCCCGACATGACAGACCTCCGCATTGTACCCTACGAGTATTGTTCCTGCATGAAGACCTTCGAGATGATGGGCGACCGCCAGTTGAAAACTCTACACCGCCTGTTGAAGTCTCTACTCTCCGAGCATCACATCCGCTTCCGCTACGACAACCAGCTGGGACGCATCTGCCCCCGAGCCATAGACGGCGAACCGGGCATCTACTTCGCCAGCAGCTTCGACGCCAAACGCCTCGACATCCACCCACAGATTGAGTTAATAATGATAATCAAATCCCTCGCTTCATGATAACCATTAAAGTCGGCGGCACCCCGCTATATATCCCCGAGGACACCACCCTCGTCCTTGAGCAGCACAACAACAGCTTCGATATCGACAACATTGCCTCGGACATCATTTGGACGTTCGACCTGCCCGGCAAACCCAACGCCGTAGCACTCGACCACGCCCAATACGTCAATATCAGCAATCACAAACGCTACCGTTGCGAGATATCCTTCAACGGTGTCGTCATCTCCAACGGCTACCTCTACATCCAGGGCGTGACCGACGAGACTACTATATCCTGCGGAGTGGTCCTCGACGGCCTCGGACAGGACGGCTGGGGCGAGCGCAAACTGAAAGAGAACGACTACGGCGCCGACGTGCAGATCTCTCCCGTCACCGCCACCCTCGACGAGCACCGCCAGAACTGGATAAACTTCCTCACCGGCTCACTCAGTGCCGACAGCATCTACAAGTTTTTCCTCTTCTGCTGCGAGCGCTTCTATAAGAACAACGAAGCCTTCGGCTACCATCAGAACCAGTGGAGCGCCATCGTCGGCCATGACGAGGACAAAACTTTCGCCAAGTACGTCAACCGACTCTTCTACGGCAACACGGGTATATTGACTCCGAACTGGCATGTGATGAACACTGCCGACACTGCAGCCAACGGTCTCAAGCTGTTCAATACCCTCGGCAACAATACCGACAAATTGAACGGCTACTGTTTCGCCCCTGCCATCCGTCTCGATTGGTTGGTTCGCAAGGTGTTCGCCAGTGCCGGCTACCGCGTTACAGGCGACTTCCTCCCCAACGAATTCATCAAGAAACTCTACATCCAGAGCATGAATGCCATGGATGGAGACCTGTCGCAGTTCGGCAAGGACGAATACCTCTACCTTACCGGCGACGTCACTGGCGTCAACGACTGCGCCACGGAATATTCCTGCGGTATAGGTATTAACGAGGTGGGATATCAGGGATTCAAACTTGGAACCCAAGCCCCTGTATTTAACTTTCGATTGATTGCAGACGTTGACAGTCTCGTAACCGGCACAAGCCTCACACCGACGGCAGCAGTTCCTTGGACGGTAGAGGATGAGGTATTTATGCTCCTTGTGCGAAGCACAGACCTTGTGGAGCAAAACAAATACCCCTGCGTCCGTTCCGTCAAGAATCATCTTGCAGCACAGAAAGATTATTTTTATGGATTGCACACCTTCGGCCCCAGCGTGATAAAGAAATATGTAATGCGTGACAACAATATGGTTATCTACTGGGACACGCAGGGAAGAGAAAGAACTGGCAACACAGTGACAACAAGCGAAGGACTATATTGCATCCAACTTACACCAAGCACTGGAGATTCTACAGCCAGCTATCCCGACCCGGAACATGCTGTCGACATTCTCGGCAACTTCACCGCCGCCCAATTGCTCGCGCAAGGTAATACCAATAATACATACGTGGTAGAATTAGCCAAATTCAAAGTGAAGAGCGTTCAGCACGGAACAATAGACGAGCATCCAGATCCAGATGATGTTATATACGATATGGTCCTTCCGAATGGAGACACACCTGCCGACAGATACGCTTGCAAAGTTTACATTGAATATTATGGAGACCTGGAAGGGCTCGAATATGTCAGTTCCATCGAGAAGAAAGAACTATCGGCAACCAACACCACCATGAACGTTTTCGACACAATGCTCCGTTGGAAACAGCACGTTCCCAACGTCAGCAATGCCGACTTCATCCGTAAACTCTGCCGATTCTTCGGCCTCTCTATGTACGTCAACCCCTTCCATAAGGAGGTGCAACTATCGTTCATCAACGATGTATTCTCTGCCGGCAGCATCGACATCACTCCCTACGTCATCGGCTCCGAACGCCTGGCATACGACCCCAAGCAGTACCGCATCACCGCCGCCACTGTACTCGGCACGTCATCCCCTGCCGAAGACTTCCTCCTGCCCGATGTCGACAAACGCGCCGACCTCGAAGCTGCACGATCCAAGAAGCGCATGTCCGTTTTTATCCGCAACGAGAACGCCTACAATATCGCCTCACAGGACGAGAAAAGCAAGAAGTATACATGGGAGACAAACGCTGGCAACGACCACACACTCGTCATCGGCAAAGATGGAGACGAGCAGGAAGAGGTTACAGCCGACATCTCCGTCCCCAACATGAAGGTCGTCGACATTGATAACACGCCCAAATATCTCTGCGACATCGAAACCAATGGCAACTCTAAGCTCATGGACGACGACTACACCGGAGACTTCGACATGATTCTCCAACAGTACAAAGGACTGCAGGCCATCCTCATCGGAAGTCATCTTATCGGAACATTCAAAATAGAGGCAGCCAACCCCACCTGCTACGACAAAAACGGCAACGTCAGCGACGACTACCTCACGCTTGCCGCCACAGGCCGCAACAGTGTCGGAGAGAAGTTCCTGCGCCGCTTCTATGAGTTCCAGGCCGACCGCGAAAACTACCGATTCACAGCCAAACTGCCTGTCGACGTGTTCCTGAAGGTCTACCAGATGCAGATGCCGCAGACCGCCGTCGGACAGCAGGAGAAGCGCTGGATCATGGTGCAGCACCGCCGATACATCCCAACCACCGTCAGCTACGAATTTGGCCACGGAAACTACGTCCTCGCCACCATCGAGTGCGCCCGGCGGCACTACGAATAACTGACAATCAACATATAAAGAAATAAATTTGCACAGTACGCCCAAAAGGCGTACTTTTGCATCGTTCAAATTTCTTAGCAGGTATTATACACAGGACCCTTCGGGGTTCGGGGAGTGCAGTAGCAGTAATGCCTGCGGGGTTCGCTAAGAGGCCTGAACAGCTCCTACCGAACCCCCTTTTTTATTGTTCAAACTCATGGCAACCCATATCAACATCAGCGACGACCGCCGCCACATCCGGTCTATCGTCGACAAACTGATAGCAGACTATTGCGACATTCCACAGGCTCAAGTCCACCTCCTGCGCATCAAGGCCGCCGCCGACACCATCGACGACGCCCTTCAGAACTTGGGAGCCATCTCCCAGATGACACTCGACACCGTAGGGTCGTAGTGGTCGGTGTAGATGTCTTGAATGGCCAGCGAGGAGTGGTCCACATGGTGGCGCACCGTCAGCTGGTCAACACCGGCATGTATCAAATCAGTGATGCCAGTATCGCGCAGGCTGTAAAGCTGCATTTCCTTCGGCAAGCCTGTGGCGTTGCGCATCCTCTCCCACGACTTCTGAAAGTACGACGGGCCGATAGGCTTCACATCAGGCAGCAGGTCCACATTGCCTCCGAACAGGTAGTGGTTCGGCTGACGGTCGGACGATATATGCTCACTCATCAGCGACACAAGCTCGGGGGTGAGGCACGCAACTCTCATCTTGTGATTCTTGGCATTCTCCTCCGGAATCTCGATATAATGCCTGTCAAGGTGTATGTGCTTCAACTGAATAAATCGTATCTCAGCCGGACGGATGGCCGACGAGTAGACCAGGTGGCACACTATATTCATCGCCGGACGGGTGGCGGCATACCACTCACTCACCCTTTTGCGCTCCTCGGAGGGAACCAAGATTCTGATTTTCGGCTCCTTCTTCAACGTCTTGAAGCCGACAAAAGGATTCTCCTTACAGTAGCAGTGCTCTAAAGACCACTGCCAGAACGAGCGCATCACCTTCAGCGTATTGTTGTACGACTTGTGCCGGTTTCCCTTCGTCATCTCGTCATCCATGAAACGCACGGCGTGAGAGTGCAAGTAGGTGCTGCTGTACAATCCCGCATGGCCGTTATCCTCGCACCAGCGCAACCACAAACCTACAACAGACGAGTATTGAGTGACGGTCGTCGGACGGCACCCTTCGGCCTTCTTCGCCTCGATAAACTTCTCCTTCAGCACCGACAGCGGAGTGTACAGTCGTGCATCCTCCTGTTGGTGCAGTGGCGACCAACCGCCGCGGAGTTTCGCGTTAATCTCGTCGCAGATCCGCTGTGCCTCCAGTGCACGCTCACGGTTCGAGCGAAAGCGTTTCAGCAGTCGCTTAATCTGCACAAACTTCCTCACCATCAAATCGGTGGCAGGGTCAAAAACATAATATTCGATGTAATAGCCGGAGCGAGGGGTGGAGCGTACCACAGCCGGGTAGTAGTTTGCAATCTTCGTGTGTTCGGAATGGGACATTTTTTTTTCTTTGGAGAATTTCTACCCTCCAAAGAACCCGTTGCAATTATGTTGTCGTTTTTCTTCTACTCTTCGTCTAACAATCTAATTTTCAAACTTTGTGACCCCGGCGGGATTCAAACCCACGAAAAACGGAGGCGGGTTTTGGTGGGACGATTGAAATTGTAGAGGGCTGGTAGAGTGTACGTTGACAACATTGGGATTGCGGGTTTTTGAGGGATTGGGTTGTAAATTTGTTGTAATTACACGGGAATATTGAATTGATTTAAAGGTCGATGGAGATTCCATTTGACATCAAATGGAAGCGGGAGAGGGATTTTGATGCTTTCTTAAGGTTGGAAATAGCGGTGAGGTGCTGGATGATGGCGATGATACCAGTAACACCAGCACCAACAAAGCAAATTGTACTACTTCGCTCATCGGCGGCACCAAGGCCGACGAGAGCGACCGAACAAACTGTAAGTACCATCTCTGCCCTTTGTGCATTTGCGGCACGGCGAAGGTAGACAGATGGTGCCTCCAAGGTGGTATCGTTGACGAAGAGTGCGGAGGTGACAGTGAGGGTGTCGGGAGGAGGAGGCAAGGGTTTAGACACCTTGGTGGTGTCCTTCTGGAAGGGGACGGGTGTTTTTCCTTTCATCCATGGAACCTGAGCAGTGGCCGCCATGGAGAACATCAGGAGGGCTAAGAGTGTGAACTGTTTCATATACATATATATTTATAGGTAATACTTCAGACAAAGATAGGAGCCTCGGGCGTCGCTGGCGAAGGTGAGGCGGGGTTTTTTCGGAGGTCGGAGTTTTCTTTGAGGAGACGGGCGACGGACTCGGCAGACTGTTCGAGGCGTGTGCGGAGTGCGCCTATCTCCTGCTGTGCGGCGTCGTAGCGCTCCCACGAAACCGAGTCAGTCTTTTTACCGTATGGTTCCGACGGTTCGGCGGCCATAAGAACAGAAGGAGCTTCGTCCATCTTGTAGGGTTGTGCTTTCTTAGGAAAGCGGCCCGTAAGAAGCCAATTCATGTCAACGTCTGGGTTGGCATTGGCGAGGCGCAATATTGTGGTGAGGCCGATGGGGCGGGTTCCTCCGCAAATACTGGAGATTATACCCTCATTTTCACCTATGGCAATAGCCATTTTTCTGTTTTTTGCATCGTAAAAATCATTACGAATCTGCAAAAAACGCTCCCCAATTTGGGCGGTTTGACTAACATTTTTCATTTTTCAAATGTTAAATATTAAATCTTATATGTTTATTATTCAACTTTATAGGCATAGCACTTGGCAGATTTGTGAAAATTATTTTTGGTATTTCACAAATTTGTTGTACTTTTGCAGCACAAATTGAATATTAAACGCACAAATATACAAATTTGTTACAACATGGCAAAAAAAATTGAAGTAACGCCCGAGGTCAGAGGGCAGCTGATGAGCGAGTTCGAGATGAAAAATCCGACCTCTATCTACAAGGCATTAGGTTATGAGACCAGCAGCGAGCTGGCTGAGAAGATTAGGAAACGCGCCCTTGAGTTGGGCGGCAAGGAGTGGTTCACCAAAGATGAATAAACCTGCAAAACGATGGACAAAAACACACATCCCACCCCGCAATGTTGCGCCAACTGCCAGTGCTGCTCACCAAGCGGACTGTACTGCTACCTGTGGATGATAGCCACAAAACTGACATACGGGTGCAACCAGTGGTCAAAAGCAAAAGCAAACCTTTAAATACACAACACACAATGGAAAGCACAATCAACAAGAACATGAATTTGGCATTTGTCTGCCTGCCGAGTAGCAAGGTGGACGAGACTACGTTTGTCGCGCTGGTGGTAGAGCCGGTGCATTGCAAGATTGTAGACCGCAAGGATGGCCTTCACGACCTGTGGGCGGTGGACGCCTGGATGAAGCAGGAGTATGAGCACGACCTGACCGTGGGCGAGTGCTTCAAGAGTTACTTCGACTGGAGGGCCACGAGATGAACCTTTACACCGAAACCTGGACGGGAGTCTACACGATGAAGACACCGAACTTCGACGGCACGTTCCGTGAGCAGCAGGTGGAGGTGGAAGTGTTGGGCGAGAGCGTGAAGTCGTATCTGGTGAAGGTGAGGGTGCCGGTGCGTGGCCGCAAGGCGGGCGAGAGTTTCCCTGTAAGGAAGCATAATGTTCGCCGGAGGGACGCGAGGCCGATTGAGCGGCGCGTGTATGACTATACGAAAGCCTTCTGGAATAATTAACCCCTAAAACAATACAAGATGAAAGACACAGAAATGATTGCAGCCGTTCACGATTGGGTAACGGAGGATGCAGAGAACCGCCACGCGCTTGTTATCTTCGGCGAGGTGAAGGACGGAAAGCTGATGACCAGACAGTATGCCAACGGCGACCAGAAGAATATGTCGTTGAGCCTTGCCACGATGATGGAGGACGAGACGAGTCTGCCTGGCAGAATAACCGCCAAACTGGTGAAGATAGTTGAGGAGCGGGTAAACAAAGAGTGCTGCGAGGAAATAGAGAAAATTCTTAACGAAAAACTATAGAGATATGTTACCACAGAAATGCAAGGATTTAGGTTGCCGTCGGTACATGGTGACGGCCAAGGGCGAGGATGTCTGCGCCATCGAGAAGACGATGAAGGGCATCGGAGTGGTGCCGTGCTTCTCGGTGAGCGAGAAGGAGTGCCGGGTGCTGCGCTCGGCGTATATGGCAGCGGCAGCGGCCAGCGAGAAACCGATGCGCGTCAGCAGCGGACTTGGCCCCGACGACGACACGGTGGTCGAGACTCCCAACATGGAAGTCCACCACGACGATATCGACACAATACCGACACGGGAATGAAGACGTACATCATCATGCTGTCGAAGTATTATCCGGCGACACATCCGCAAGCCGGAGAGCCGACCTTCTTCCGAGACAAGGTGCTGGCGGCAGTATTGCACAACAATAGCAGTTGGCAGAAACTCCATACCATAAGAGCCAACTACCTCCTTTGGGAGAAGCGTATAAAAGAAGTCAGGGAGGGCAAAGCCATATTGAGCCTTCGCCAATGGTCCGACAAGCCATATCGCTCAAAGACGCAAGAGATAGTAAGGCTTACGGCAAGTGATGGCGTGGGAATACAGATATTGGAGTTTGACAAAGACCGCGACGGCATGGTGTCGTGGAACTTCTTTGACATTGACGGCAAATATCCCAATGTCGAGGATTTGGCACACAATGATGGCCTTTCGCTCGATGATTGGAAGGCGTGGTTTAAGGATTACGACTTTACACGGCCGTTGGCAGTCATCCAATTTACGAAATTCAGATATTAACCCAAATATTAACAAATTAAAACACAAACAACATGGAACGTACAGAGTACACCGAAAAGATGAAGAGCCTGTGCCGTCAGCAGGCCGATTTGAAGATTGCCCACATGGATGCCCTCGAAGATCAGGAGGCAAAGACCGACAAGGTTGTGTCCGAGATTAAAGAGAAGGCGCGTCTGGAACGCCGTGAGATGAAGGCTGCCTACCGCCGTGAGCAGCTAGAGTTGGAGTTTGCCAAGCAGACGCTCCGCACGGACTATCTCATGGAGCATCCGGAAGAGAACAACCGAGTGTAGCGTCTGGGTGCCAACGGGGTGCCGCTTATACCGGGCTTTCCTGGGGCCTCAATGCGGCGGCACCCTTTACCCCCGAAAAAAGAAACTTAACTTTCTTTCAGAAGAAAGTGCACTATCTCCGGGAAGAAGATAGAGGGGCCTCGGATGGAACCTCAAAAAACGGGAGACTGATGTGGGCCGGTCCTAAGCCTTGGTTAAACTCCCGACGGGGACTTGCTGAAAGGGAAGTGCTAACCCCGGTATCCGTCCCCAGGGTGCGGAAGGTCGAGAGGCCGCCGCATCCACGAAAGAAGATTAAAAAACACACGAAGAAATGAGCAAACCCACACCACAAAACCCATACCTGCCGGCGGAGAAGCAGCCGCTGATGGAGTGTTGCACATGCGACAACTGGTATCCAAAGAAGAGTGACGACGGTGCCATAGACTACGCCGCCGGAAGTTGCCCCACCAAAGGGTTGTCTTGTTGTCCTGCCCGCCATGTGTGCGAAAGCTGGCGCAAGAAAATTAGAAGGAGAGGAGGTGAGGAATGAAAACGAGATACTGCAAACTGAGAGGCTGTCCGAGGCTGGTGACAGCCACGACCGCCAAGGGAGAGAAGCCTTTCGCACAGTGCAACCAGCAGATGCCCGACGAGACACCCTACTGGATAGACTGTTCGGACGTGAGTAAGGAATGGTGCAAGGTGCTGCGCGAGGCATTGAAGAAGAGAAGGGAGGTGCAGGTATGAAAGCGCTGGTTTTTGTTTGGACGTTTAAAGACGTGGTGGGTCTTTCATTCATTGGGTTTGTGGTGCTGTATGTGGCCTTCTGGCTCATCAGGTACTATGTGTGCAGCCTCATCGAGGACTGGAAGGCCAAGAGGAATAAGAATAAAAAGAAGGAGGAGGAAGAGCAATGAACAAAACAACTATTGCATGGACTGAGCGCACATGGAACCCCGTCACCGGCTGCACCAAATACTCTGCCGGCTGCGCTCACTGCTACGCCGAAGTGATGGCGAAACGGCTTCAAGGCATGGGCCAGAAACGCTATGCCAACGGCTTCCAACTCACCTTGCACCCCGAAGCCCTCAACGAGCCGAAGAAAGTCAAAGAGCCGAGTATGTTCTTCGTCTGCTCGATGGCTGACCTCTTCCATAAGGACGTGCCGGACGGGTTTCGTGATGATATTACGCATACGATAAGGGCCTGTCCGCATCATACGTTTCAAATTCTATCCAAGAGAGCAGACATTATGCAAAGGTATTTCCTTGTAAGATACGTGCCTCGCAATGCGTGGATTGGTACAACGGTAGAAAATGATGATGCGGTCAGCCGCATAAAATTGCTGTCTGGCATAGGACAATTTGAACACGCTGTCCATTTTCTCTCCTGCGAACCCCTACTGTCCGACTTGGGCACCCTCGACCTCTCCGGAATCGACTGGGTGATAGTCGGCGGCGAGAGCGGCAACCAGGCACGACCGATGAAGAAAGAGTGGGTGCTGAACATCAAACGCCAGTGCGACGAGCAGGGCGTGCCTTTCTTCTTCAAGCAGTGGGGAGCCTACGGCGAGGACGGCGTGAAGCGCAACAAGAAAGCCAACGGCTGCACTATCGACGGTCAAATGTACCAGGCATGGCCTAAAATGGCAGAAAGGGTGTCGGCATGAGGCAGAAGATTGAGGGACTGCCCTACGGGGCATGCAGCCGGGTGGCCGAGAAGCTGGGGGTGAGCAAGGGGCTGGTGCAGATGGTGGCCAGGGGAATACGCTGCAACGTCGTGGTCTACGAGGAGCTGCTGCGCGAGAAGCGCGACTACCAGGCACGGCTGAAACGCATCGAACGGCTGAAGGCCAAACTGAACCAAGATAGCACAAAGCAAGCATAATCATATATGACAGCATTCCATTATATACCCGACAGCTACGCCATGGAAATCCAAGACATCATCGACGAGATGAAGGAGGATATCGCTTTCCACGAGAGCAAGCTGCCGTCCATGACCGACACGGAGGCCAAGGAGAAGCGCCAACGCCGTATCGGACACCTCCAGAAGCATATCATCACCCTCGAAGGGGTGCTGCGTCGGCTGGAGATCACCAACGACATTAAGATGAACCTCATTGCCGAGGACATCATGG